TCGGGAATAGCCGCCACCAAAGCCTCTTGCTCATGCTGCAAAACCAACTGGTGATGCTGCATCTGTTCCTGTTGCGACAACTGAGACAGGCGCTGCTTTTCGCTTTGAATAGCTGCGTTCTTCTCTTGGTTTTCTCGCATCAGCTCGCGCTGCCGTACCCATTCAATGGGGTCTTCTTGGTAAAGACGTTCCCAATCAATGTTCGGCTGCGTTGCCTGCTGAACCTGAGCCTCTAAAGCTCCTAACAAATGAGCGTATTGCTCGCGCTCGGCGCGAACCGCCTGCAACTCTGCCTCTGCGTGCTTTCGCACTTCGGCAATTTGCTGCGTTTTTCGCGTGTAATCCTGAGTCCTTGAATATCCTTTTTGGAGTTCCTCCAGCGACACCTCGACTTCTTTACCGTCAACCTTGACGGTGAAGACTTGTGGCTGTTCTTCCTCTTCAGAATTATCATCTTCCTCGGATTGTTCGGGATCAGTTTCATCGCCGGATGCGTCTGCATCATCTAGCAACTCATCAACTCCCGCCGCGCCCTCATCGGGCAACTGCGCCTCGCTGTTCTCCTCTTGTCCCTCATCGGGGAGCATCCCAGCAAGTGCATTGGCCGCTTCGGCCATGTTCATCGGACCCTGTACAACACTCGCCGCTGGCGTTGGTGCTACTGTTTGCATTAGTTTATTTCCTTAATTAAACAAGATTTTTCTGCGCTCGCTCAATGGCGCGCTGCGCCACCTTGCCGTTGTCGATCATTTTGGTAAGTTCGTTCTTGAAATTCTCAATGGCACGCAACTGCGCCCAGCAAATCTCACGCTTGTTAGCCTCTTCCGGCTTGCTGCTCTCAAACTCCCAAAGCAAATCGCCACGCATCTTCTCCATGGCCGCTGCAAATACCTCGTCCTGCATGAACTGCTCGGACTTGCGGCCTTTTCGTACTTGTTCTTCGTTCATTTAAACCATTCCATTAAGGTTGATGGGTGGAGGCACATTCGCCGCTGTCTGCACAGCCTGTTGGATGATTGCAGACTCTTGCGCCATGGCCTCCCGATCCATAGACTGCCGCGCTTCGATCTCGGCAGTGCTAATTTGTGTCTGGTACTTTAACTCTAATTCGTACTTCTTGAGCATTAAGTCCTGCGCCATTTGATCTCTACGGTAATCGTCATCGCGGATCATCTGCTCGCGCTTCAACTCCAGCTCGGCAGCCTTCTTCTGGATGTCGGCTTGGATCGACTGAGCCTGTACCTGAGCCAGCACCTCCTCCGGCGTTGGCTTTGGCGCTTCAGCCTGTGGCATCTGAAAGTCTGCTGGCAGCGTCTGGATGTAGCTGGACGCATCCCGAAAGCCAGACAACTCAATAATCTTTTGAAGACTGCGAATGTACATGGCCGGTGTCACCACTGGATTGTCAAGACCATACTGCTGAATGATCTGCTCTTGCTTACCGGCAATCATGGTCAGCGCCTGAATGCGCTCATTGGTGTCGCCATTGCCCAGGCCGATATTGACCGTCACGTCCATGCTGGAATTCCAGACTCGCGGGTCAATCTCCACCCACTCATTACGCAAGCGCACCATGCGCGGCTTGTCTTGATGGGTAGTCATCAGGTACAAGATGCCCTTAAACAGTTTCTTCATGCCCTCGGCCAGTATGCGTGCCTGCAACTCAATACGGCCTTGGCTGGCGCTGATGGTGGCCGCCACAGCTGCCTTGGTGCTTGACTGCAATGCGTCAGCGTCCAATCCCATCGCGGCCTTGCTCATGCCGGTGCGGTCTTCGCGCATCTGATCCATGTAGTCCAGCATGGGGAATGCGGCCTGGCCGACGAATGGCGTGCTGAACGGCTGCACCATGCCAGGCGCGCGCATACGAATAATGGCACCGGTTTCGTTGTTCAGCACGTCATCAATATTGACCTGACCCTCAACCACCGCCGTGCGCGGATGAATTGACTGCGCCAGCGAGTCCAGCGTGTTTCGCAGCACTTCGGACTTGATCTCCTGAATGTCGTGCGTCAGATCGAATATCGACATGGCCTCCAGCGGCGAGGTGTGTGGTTCTGGATCACATGGGAAAGTCAACGAATGGGAGGTAACTCGCAGGCAGATTACGCACCACGGTGTAGCCAGAACCCATGCAGCAGACCTTACGCAACTCAGGTATGCCGTCACCGTCAAAGTCCACGCGGATATAGGACTCAACGTACAAAACGCGGCGTTGACCAGGATTCAAACTGTCGCCGGAACCCATGGTGGTGGACAGCGGCTGGCGCGCCAAGTACTCATCATTGCTGTCCAAGTCGGTGCTGGAGATATTCTCTTCAATCTCATCCAACTCGTAGCCCATCTGGAGCAGATCGTCCACGGTCGCCATCTGGCGGTGAGCAATGATGCCAGCATCGTCAAACGATCTGGCGCGGCGGTCAATCACCAACTCTTCAGGTGGCACCGCCATGATCTTGATCCGGCCATCCTTTGTCGTGCGCTTAATCTGCACGTCATGCAGCATCGGCTGCGGCATCTGCATCATTTGGCCGGTCATCGGATCAATCTGCGGCTGCATCATGTCCATCGGTATAGATGGGTCAGGGTAGCTGACCACAATCTTGACCTCGGAACCCTCGGACATCAGCAGCTGCACGGTCTGGTCATCGAGGCCAGAATAATCATCAATCTTGACCTCTTCAACCTCATCCCAGTAGTATTTTGCAATGCCGCACTTACGCACCAGCGAGTCCTTGAACAGCGCGTAGGTGGTCATGAAACCATTGTTGTCGTTGCTGAATATGTAGTTGGCGTAGTCGGTCGCCTGCTGCGCGCCTGCGACATCTTCCGGCCCACGCGGCACATACTCCACAACATTCTCGGTGCTGAAGAAAACGCGCATCAGGCTTGGCAGCATGGCGCTCACCGTGTCGCGCACCTCCATCGCCACCACCTGGCTGCGGCCATCTTCCTCATTACCAAAGGGGTCGCCACGGTAGTACTCTGTTCCCTTGGCGCGGATAGGCGATACATCGGCATCGATGTAGCTGACGGCATCTTCCAACTCACCGGCCACAATGCCCTGCAACTCGGTGTCATCCATCGGATTGACTGCCGCAATGTCGGTGCTGATGTTCATATCGTTGATCATTTCTTGTTCCTTCGGGATATGGCCTTGGCCTTGGCCTTCGCCTGTTCTTTTGAGTCAGCCCCCCACGCCTTGAGGGACAACGCTAATCGGGTTGGCTCGCCGTTCTTTTCCATCGGGCCAGGCATATTGCCCATTCTCGCAAGGAATGACGCTCTGCGCGGGTTGTCACCAGACTTCACCGGCGCTTTCAGATTCATACCCTCGGCCTTCGCGCTGGCGCGTCCCTTTGCATTTAAGCCGCCACTCGGACTCTTTCCCTCTTTACGTTGCCACGCTGGTGTCTTCATTTAATACCCCAAAAATATAAATCTCTAGGAGACTGATTTTCGCTAAATTCATGCTGTGAAAACCTCTTGACCAACAAACCAAAGTGTCCGGCCTCTAGATTCATGTAATAGTCATTTGTGAAAGGTGCATCAGCCGGTGACGTTCTCGTTGTCCCATGCTCCTGCCTGCCCGTAGTCGCGCAGGAAAATATAACCAAACCGCCAACCTTGACCAAGTCAACCATCTTGGAGAATGTCTTGCGCCAGTGTCGGTCATGCTCAAAGCACTCGCACGATATCGCAACATCAAAATAACCGTCAGCATATGGCAACTCATGCCCTGCACAAACAATGTCAACGCCCTTACCCTCGCCCAAGTCGCAGCCTACATACTCCTCAGAATTGACAAAGAAGTCACGCACGCTGCCGTTAATATTCAGTGAGCCAACTTCCAAAACNCGCCCACCCAAAAAAAACTCAGGGAAATACGCTTTCACGCCACCNACAAANTCAAGTTGGGATTGATGACTCACTTGAACCACGCTTCGGCATAGTGCGGCCTGTTCTGTAGCAACCACGGTATGGCCGCCTTGGTCAGTGCGTCACCGTTCATGCCCACAGTCTGGCTGCCAATGTGATGCACATAAGACCGGCTCAAGTAGTGGTGAAAGCCAGCTGCACGCAAGTCTTCGCAATGCACGTCATCGGAGTACCAGTTCAGCGGTGGAAACTTAAAGCAGTCCCAAGCATCACGCCCAATCCAGCCAAATATCGGAGACAGCACCTCCATCGGAACAATTGCGTACTCATATGGGTACTTAAAGTAATGCAGTTCCTGATTAAATGGATTACTGCGAATATTCTGCACTGCTCTAGCCGCATCGCACCGCGCTGAAACCCAGCCCACAGGCTCACCGGTTTCCTCTTTCAGCTGCGCTACATCCTCCATCAGCAGCTGGTAACTCATTGGGGTCAGCACAATATCATCATTGGCGCAGATCACTGACTCAAACCCATCGGCAAAGGCTTTGTCCATGATGGCGTTGTAGTCATCACCGAAATTGTTCGCTGCACCAAAGACCTTCAGGTCAGCGTCAAAGCCGCCAATAATGGACTCTGGACCGCGCAAATAGACAGGCACTTCGGGACAGTACTCGGCAATGCTGGTGAGCATCA